GCTCAACTCAACGTGCCTGCGGCGTTTATCGCGGCTGGCGTCGGCTTGCTGTACTGGGCGCTGCTGGCGGATCGCGCCGCGGCGAAGCTCGATAACAAGGGGGGCTGAGCATGTTCTTTTCAGGCGTGCTCGGTACCGACCGAGGCAACTTGACCGATGTGGACAACGGGTTCTGGCGCGGCCTCATCGGCTCGGCTCGCAACAGCGCCGGGGTGACGGTCACGCCGGAGTCGGCTCTCGGCATCCCGATCTTGCAGAACTGCGTCACCCTGCTGGCTGAGAGCATGGCCCAGCTGCCGCTGGAGGTGTACCAGCGCAAAGGTAGCGGGCAGCGCGAAGCGGCCGTCAACCACCCGCTGTATGACGTTCTGCGTTACCAGCCAAACGGGTTCCAGACCCCATACGAATATCTCGAGGGCCGGCAGATTGCCCTGGGCCTGCGCGGTAACGGCTACAGCTGGATAGACCGGCGTGACGATGGCAACGTTGCTGCTCTCTGGCCGCTGGCCAACGACAAGGTGCAGGTGCTGAAGGGGGGCGACATGCTGCCTTACTACCGCATCGGCAGTGGCGAGCCGGTGCCGATGCGCATGATTCACCATGTGCGTTGGGGTAGCACTAACAACTATGTAGGCATGTCGCCTATCGAGCTGCATGCCGAGTCGGTTGGGTTAGCCCAGGCGGTACGGCAGTACACCAGCAAGTCGTTTGCCAATGGCGTGGCGATATCGGGCGTGATCGAGCGCCCGCGTGAGGCTGCCGCGATCAAGGATCAGTCCTCAATCGATCGCATCCTTGATCAGTGGGGCGCCAAGTTCGGCGGCATGGATAACGCCAAGAAGGTCGCCATGCTGCAGGAGGGCATGACCTTTAAGCCGGTATCCATGAACAACGTGGATGCCGAGATCGTGGCCATCCTCAAGATGGCCGGGGCAGATATCGCGCGGATGTACAAGATCCCGCTGCCCATGATCAACGATCTGGAAAAGGCCAACTACAACACCATCGAACAGCTGCTGATCCAGTTCGTGGTGTTCGGCCTGTTGCCGTGGGTCAAGCGGCATGAACAGTCGATGATGCGCGACTTCCTGCTGCCCAAGGATCGGCGCGAGTACTTCATCGAGTTCAACCTGTCCGGCCTGTTGCGCGGCGACCAAAAGAGCCGCTATGAGGCTTACGCCATTGGTCGGCAGTGGGGGTGGCTCAGCGTCAACGATATCCGGAGGCTGGAGAACATGCCCCCGGTTGCTGGCGGCGATATCTACCTGCAGCCGTTGAACATGGTCGACTCCACCAAGGGTGGTGCTGACCTTACCAGCCCGAAAGTCCGGGCACAGCTGGAAGCCCAGCAGCTCGAAATCGAAAGGATACTCGCGCAATGAGACAGTACCTGAGAGCAGCAAGCCTGCTATTCAACCAACCGTTGCTGGTTGCGCCTGACATGCTCGACCTGGGTGTGCGCTGGGCAAACCAAGCGATGAACCTGAACATCATCAACATCGGCGCCGCGGGCGCCTCCCTGATGAGCGATGACAGCGACTACGGTGCCCGCCTGGAACGGATCGAGGAGCAGCGCCGCACGACCATCGCCCGTACCGGCATTGAGGTGATCGACGTACACGGCGTGCTGGTCAGTCGCGGGGCGCACATGCAGCCCTGCGAAACCATGACCAGTTACGAAATCTTGCGCCAGCAGTTAAGGCAGGCCGTGGCCGACCCCATGGTTGAGCGCGTTGTGCTGGATATCGACAGCCCCGGCGGCGCCGCGGTTGGCGCATTTGAGCTGGCGGCGGATATCCGCGCCCTGGCCAAGCAGAAGCCAATCACCGGCATCGTCAACTACATGGCGTACAGCGGTGGCTATCTGCTCGGCTCGGCCTGTAGCGAGCTGGTCGTCAGCCAAACCAGCGGCATCGGCTCCATCGGCGTTATTGCCAGCCACATGGACCGCTCCAAGATGGAGGAAAACATGGGGGTCAAGGTGACCACCGTGTTTGCCGGCGCGCATAAAAACGACCTTAGCCCGCATGAACCGCTGACAGAGCAATCGCTCAAGCTGCTCAACGACCTGGTGCAGGAGAGTTACCAGATGTTCGTGGGTGCTGTTGCGGAGTATCGCGGCCTATCAGTCCAGCAGGTTATGGCTACCGAGGCGGGCCTGTTCCGCGGTAAGGCAGGCATTTCCGCTGGCTTGGCGGATCGCCTGCAGAGTCCGCAGGATGCAGTGGATGACCTATCCCGTGTGGTTGCGCAAAGTCGCTCAACTCGCCAGGGCAGCCGTCTTGGCCTAAGGGCTTCGGCAATCGATATCCAAACCCGAATCTGACCGCGTTCGCGGCAGTCACCCCAACCCGCTTCGGCGGGTTTTTTAATGCCCAGGAGGCACCATGTCCCTTGTACTTCAATTGCGTAGCGAACGCGCCCAGCTCAATACCGAGTTGCAAGCGCTGGCCAAACTGGAGGCAGGCGGCGCTTCGCTGACTGCGGAGCAGCTGGCCACCTTCACCAGCCTGGAAAGCCAGATCAACACCCTGACCGACAAGCTCGGCCGTGCTGAAATTGCCGAGCGTTCCGCCGCTGCCACCGCCGTGCCTGTCAACGAGGGTGCGCAGGGTTCCCAAAGCCCGCCCACTGGCCGGGTAGAGGGGCCGTTCAACGTAGCCACCAAGCCGGGTGTGGCCATGGCGCAAATGGTGCGCTTGATGGTGCAGGCCGGTGGTGACCAGCGCGCCGCTGCTGAGTTGGCCAAGGAAGGTGGCTACGGTGCCGATGTGCACATGGCCCTGTCCACGGTTACCCCGGGTGCGGGCGGCGTACTGGTACCTGAGAACTTCAGTACCAGCGTGATCGAGTCCCTGCGCCCGCGCTCCGTAGTGCGCAGCATGGGCGCCATCAGCCTGCCGCTGAACAATGGCAACCTGACGCTGCCCCGGGTGATCGGCAACACTCAGGTGACCTACCTGGGTACCGAGGAAGACATCTCCATTACCGATATGCAGTTCGGCGACCTCAAGCTGTCGGCGAAGAAGGCCGCAGCCATCGTGCCGATCTCCAACGATCTGCTGGCTTACGCCGGCGTCAACCCGCGTATCGATGCTCAGGTCAGCAACGACCTTGCTGTCAGCATGGGCCTTTCCGAAGATCTGCACTTCATTCGCAGTGTCGGTACCGGCGCTTTGCCGAAGGGGCTGCGCTACTGGGCGCCGGCCTCCAACGTGTTGGGCGCTCCGGCCGGTTCGACTTTGGCGATTGTCGACCTCTACCTTGGCGGCCTGATGCTGCGCCTGGAAGCGGCCAACGTCGACTTGGCCGCCTGTGGCTGGATCATGGCCCCGCGCACAATCCGCTGGTTGCAGGCTTTGCGCGATGGCAACGGCAACAAGGCCTACCCGGAGATCGATGCCGGCCTGCTCAAAGGTTACAAATTCGCCCTCACCACGCAGGTGCCGACCAACCTGGGCGCCGGTGGCGATGAGTCGGAGATCTACTTCGTCAACTTCTCTGACTGCTACATCGGCGAGGACACCAACCTGGCTATCGCCATCAGTACCGAGGCCTCCTACACCTCCGGCGGTAACACGGTCAGCGCCTTCCAGCGTGACCAGACCCTGATCCGCGTGATCAGCAAGCACGACTTCGGCCCGCGTCACGTCGAGTCTGTTGCCGTTGGTACTGCCATCACCTGGGGCGCTGGCATGTAAACCCTTCGCCCCGCTTCGGCGGGGCGACACCTTTGAGGATTCAACATGAGCAAGAAAACAATCGTGGACTTCATCAAGCCGTGGCGTGGTTATGCCCCTGGTGAGAAGGCCGGCTTCGATGAGGCTCAGGCCGAGGCGCTGAGGGCTGCGGGTGTGGCCACCATCGGCGGCAAGGGTGCGGCGAAAACCAGCAACAAGGCCGGCGCTCCCGGCAAAAAGACCGAGGATCCCGCTACGCCCCCGGCATCCGATGATCCGAACAAGGGCGACGATACAGACGAGAAGCCCTAGCCATGGCGCGCCGGATTGGTTACATCGGCGACCCGGTGCTCACCCTGGCCGAGGTGGCAGCGCAGTGCCGGGTGGAGCTTGAGGACTTGCAGCCGGAGCTGATCGAGGCCGTCATCGTTCCGGGCGTGACTGCTCAGGCCGAGGAGTTGACCGGTGCCGCAATCCGCGCCGCTGAATATGTCGAGGATTGGCCCGCTCACTATCCATCAGGGCATGCGCTCGACGTTGGGCAGGCCACTGCCATTGTCACTGTCGAGCGGCTGGGTAGCGACGGCGTGGCCACCTTGCTCGACGTTGCCACCGATCTGCGCCAAGGCAGCCGGGAAAGCTTTCTGCATTTCCCGGCCGGTCGCCCATCCGGCGTGTTGCGGATCACCTACCAGGCCGGTGTGGCCCTCGCGTCATACCCCGGCGTGCGTATGTGGCTGCTGATGAATGCCGCGACTGCGTTCGAGTATCGCGAACGCTTTGTGGTCGGCACGATCCTGGCGTCGCTGCCTGCCACTTTCGTTGACTCCATGCTGACCGAAATCACCGTGCCACCGAGGTTCTGACTATGAGAGCGGGTGCATTGCGCCATCGGGCCGAGGTGTTAAGCCTGTCCGCCGATCTTGCGGCTGTCAGCCACGGGCATCGCTGGGTAGGGGTTCGCACCAAGGAAAGCGCAGACCCGCCAGCTTCGGCGGGGCTGCGTGCCCGATCGCTTGTTGAGGTACGTGCGCGCTTCAGCCCTGAGCTGCTGGCGTTTCGATATTTGCGACATGGCTCGCGCCTGTTCCACATCACCAGCGCGCGGGACTTCAAGGGCGTCCGTGCCGAGCTTGTCATCACCTGCGAGGAACTGGTCGGCGAGGTGGCTACCTACACCCCGCCAGCCGGCGCGGCTCTGCCTTGCCGGGTGTTCCTGGCGCATGGCGTGTCGCGGCCTGGTGAGTTTGTCGGCAAGTCGGAATACACCACCCAGCTGGAGGCGGCGCTGATTGAGGTCGGCCGTCCTCAGCCGGGCGGGGTGTTCCTGGTGGGTGACCAGGCGTGGCGGGTTGCCGGCCTGGTTGAGGATGACGATGACCGCATTGTGCGGCGCATGTGGGTGAAACGCATATGAGCCTTGATGTCTTCCTGCAGAACGCCGAAGGCGGTGACGCCAGTTTCGGCATTGACCTTGCGCGCTACCAGCGCATGCAGATCAACTCCGTCAACCGCACCGCGCGCTGGGCCAGGCGGGTGCTGATGGTCGAGCCGTTCAGCAAGGCTACCGGTGTGCGGCGGGCCATCTTCAATGACCGCCTCACGCTCCGCCAAGCGACCAACAACACCCCGGTGGCCAGCATCACGCCGTCATCGCGTGGCATACCGGCACGCAGCTACAAGCACCGCGGCGATCCGATCAACGGCTCCAAGCTCCGCGCGCGGGTACTGGTGGCCTGGTGGCGGGGGGAGAAGGTGGCCGCAGGCTTCATCAACCCCAGCAGCAGCCGCAAGTTGCCGCTGGCCACCCGCAGCGTTGCCCAGCGCACCAGTCGGGCGGGCAAGGCGAAAACGTACCAATACAACTATGAGGTGCCGCGCACCGCACAAGGCCCCTCGGCTGCCGCGCTGTTCCAGGTGGCCGTGGATGACAGCGTGATGCAGCAGGTGGATGAGCGCCTGGGTATCGAGTTCAACATCGATCTGGATAAGGAACTGTTCTGATGGCCATCACAGCGACACGCGTGACCGACTTGCTGGTCAGCCGCCTGGCCGGCATCACGGTTGCCAACGGCTACCCCTTCGAGCTGGTCGGCGTTGAGCCCGGCAAGTTCTACGAGGATCTGCCTGACGGTGCACCTTTGCCAGTTGCCACCCTGGTGGCGGCCACCAGCGGCGCGGTGGCGGACCAGCAACGGCCGGTATCCGGGCAGCGCGCCCGCCAGTTTCAGCTGGAGGTGGTTCTGGATCTGGACAGTTACCCAGGCGAGCCCCGGCATGAGGTGCTTGATCGTGTCGAGTGGAGCATCTGCAAGGCCTTCGGTGGGCCATTCGCGGGGCGCTCGCTGGGTGGCCTGGCGTTGTCCCTGACTGTAGGTGACGTTGAGTTCAACTACCCGGCCCCAGGCCACTCCATTGCTGTTGTGCGTGCGCAGGTCGCCGTCAGCTACATCGAGCAATACCAATAACCCCAGGAGGGCATCATGCCTAAAGCAACCGTTGCAACACCGTTCAACTTCCGCGAAGGCGGCAAGGTCAAAAACATCAGCAAGGGTGAACAGGAGTTGACCGCCGCCGCCCATGCCCACGCCGAGGCCAATGGCTTTCTGGCCAAGCCCAAGGCCACCGCCAAAGAGGTCGACGGCTCTGCCAAGTAATCCCCCAGCGCTCCACCTTCCTGGCGTCCTGCCATCCGTTTCGAGGTAAATCCAATGATCACTGTTGAAGACGCCAGCCTTGTGGGCTTTGGCGACCTGTTCACGCGCGCGTATCAATCCCAAAAGGCCATGCTGCCCTGGGGTAACTGCACCGATCTGAAAATCGCCCACACCGAAGAGCAGAAGACGCTTCCCAACTTCCTCACCGGTGTCGGCAACCGTAAATCGTTCTACCGCGTTACCGGTGTGGTTTGCAGCTTCACCATGTACGACGTCAACGCCCGCAACCTGGCGCTCGTCGGGCGCGGCACCATCCAGGGCGTGGCCGCTGGCGAAGTTACAGACGAGCCGCAGACCTGCGAAGGCCTGCCGGGCGAGCTGATCCCGTTCGACAACCTGCCGGACATGGCCTCGCCGGTCACCGTCAAGACGGCGGGTGATGTGGAGCTCGATCCGGGCACCGACTACATCGTCACGCCCTACGGCATCCAGGTTACCCCCGGGACCACCATCACCAGCGCCGGGGTCAAGGTCAGCTACACCAAGCTGAAGGCCGACGTGGTGCAGATGCTCACCCGCGCTCAGCCTGAGCTTGAGGTGTACTTTGCCGGTCTCAACGCCGCCCAGGGTGGCGCGCCGACCCCGGCCCGCCTGCGTCGTTTCAAGGTTGGGATGGTGCAGGAGATCGCCTTGAGCGGGACCGAATTCGCCGCCTACAGCGTAACGGGTGAGCTGCTCGCTGACCCGCTGGTGACCGAGGAGAACATGTCGCAGTTCTACTCGCTGGGCGTTAAAGCGGCGGCGTAATGCTGCGGGCCAGGGACGGCCTAACTGTTCGGCAGTGGCGCTGGGGTGGTAGATTCAGCCCATCTAAAAGGGAGGGATACCTATGCAACGCTTTTGGTTGATTGTTATTGCTGTGTTAAGCCCTGTCGCTGTTCAGGCGGCATCAATGAACAAGTGTGTCGATGCAAGTGGACATGTGACATTCACGCAGCAAGCCTGCCCGGGCGGTTCTGGTGGGGAAGTGATAGAGGTAAAGAGTGCGAGCAAGGGCATGCTGATTGGTGATCCTAGCTTTAACCCTCCCATAGCGGCACCATCTCGCCGATCCTATAACCACTGCGGCGACCTGACTCAGGTTGATATCAGGCATCTGATTGGAAACACTAGTATTCAGGTGGGCATGACTAGCGAGGATGTGATTGAGGCTTGGCGGCGACCTGACCGTATCAATCGTAGCTCCGCAGGTAATGATCAATGGGTCTACGACAGGGAAAATTATAGAACTCAGTATGTGTATGTGGATGGATCCGGCTGTGTGACAGCCTGGAATTGATACCCTTTGACTCAAGAGACCCGCTTCGGCGGGTTTTTTTATACCTGGAGAAAAGCACGTGAGAGAACGCCTGATCCAGCTCACCCTGCGCGCGCGGGACTTCCTAAGCCGTGATGTGCAGCCTGCCAGCGACTCGGTCAAAGAACTGACCGAAGAGAGCAAGCGGCTCAAGGCGGCGCTGAATGATGCCGGTGCGGCCCGAAGCCTGGCGCGCACCCTGCGTGACAATGAGCAGGCCACCGAAGGCCTGGAGCGCAGCTGGAAGGATGCCAGGGCGACTCTCGACGACCTGACTCGTGAGTATGGCGAGAATGAGCGTGCCACCGCAGGCCAGCGGATTGCCATGCGTGAGGCGACGCAGGCCGCCGATGCTGCCGAACGTGCGTACAAGCGCAATCAGTCGGCCATCAAGAACACCACCAGCGAGCTGAACAAGCTGGGGGTGGATACCAAGAACATCGTTGCCGAAGAGCAGCGGCTGACCAGTGAGTTGGACGATGGCAAGAAGGCGCTGGACGCCAATCGCGATGCCATCAAGCAAAAGCGCACGGAGGAGAAGAAAGCCGCCGATGTTGCGGCTGAGCATACTTCCCGCGTTTCCTCTGTGCGCGAGGGTATGGCCAGTGGCGCTCGGCAGGTTCTGGGTTACGCCGCTGCCTATATCTCGCTGAATGCCGCGTTCGGCCTGGTAAAAAAAGGCTTCAGCCTTGTCAGCCAGGGCATCCGCGCAGTGATCGCGGACGGTACGGACAACGAGCAGGCGTTGGCGCAGCTTGAGGCGGCGTTGACGTCGACGGGGAACGCGGCGGGTTTCACTGCTGAGCAGTTGCAAGACATGGCCGCGAAGATGCGCGACAGCTCGATGCTCACCACTGAGCAGATCCTGGCTGCGCAAACGCGCCTGCTGTCGTACACGGATATCGTCGGCGAGCAGTTTCCCAAGGCCCTGCAGACCACCATTGACCAGGCTCAGCGCTTGGGCATCAGTGTCGAGCAGTCTGCCGAGATCGTCGGCCGGGCGCTGCAATCCCCTGCGGATGCGATGGCCGCGCTTGGGCGCCAGGGCTTCAAGCTTGAGGATGGGCAGAAGCGCCTGTTACGACAACTGGTAGCCACCGGCAAAACAGCCGAGGCCCAGGCCGTCATCATGGATATGCTGACCGAGGCCTACGGCGGATCGGCGGCAGCGGCGCGTCTCAACACCTTCGCCGGGCTTTGGAAAACTGTTACTGATCAGTTCGGCGACTTCGCGGGGCGCGTGGCCAGTAGCGGCGCGTTCGACTTCATTCGCAGCAAGCTGCAGCAAGTGGCTGATGGCATTGATCAGATGGACAAGGATGGTCGGCTGGACAAGCTGGCTACGTCCCTCAGCAAAGCTTTTGTTGAAGGCGCGGAGAAGGTCGAAGCCTTTGCCCTGAAGCTCCTCGATGTCGATTTTCAGAAGCTGACCGACGACAGCACCGCTTGGCTGGACAACTTCGGTACCAAGATCGACGAGATGGCGACCAGCGTGAAGCTGTTCGTCGCGCCGTTCCGTACGCTGTTCAACGGGCTAACTGCTGGCCACGCGCCCAGCGAAGTCGCTGAACTGGTCGGTAACGGTTTTCCAAAGCCCGGCGAAGGTGTTGAGACGCGCCGCTGC